TTATATCGCTAAATTTAGTTGATCGCGCCCATAGTGCGAGGCGGGAAAGACGCCTGCCGGGATAAAATCAGGGGCTAATTTTTCGCGGCGCTCACGTTTGGTAACTATTTTTTCAACGCTGTTAAGCGTGGTGAATGACAAGCCGCATTCCATGTTCTGGCACTGGTGATATTGCCGGTAGATGGTTTGCTCTTCGTTAAGTGGCTTACTGGTGCGAGTGCGGGCCGTAGCGCCGCAATGTGGACATTTGAACATAATGGTGACTCCCCACGGGAGTTGAACTCATTGCTATTCTATTCAGTTTCTGCGATCCAGTCAGATATTTTTGCTTCAAAGTTAAGCTGTGTTGTAAATCCATTACCATCAACATCATGCTGTACTTTGCTGATTATCCAGTCCTGCGCATCAATGTCAGCCTTAAAGCCGGTTACTGTCGAATGCATTTCCGGGTACAACTCCGCGCGACCGCGCGCCAGGGTGATCGAAAACTCCGCCGCGCCGCGCTGCAACTGCTGCCACTTTGCCGCCGCTGCGCGCCTGGCGGCTTCTTCGTTCTGGAAGGTTTTACGCATAATAAAAACATTACCGTCAGCACCTTCAATGTAGTCACCTTCCCTGCTGCTGCTCTTTTCCGCTTTCTTCGTTGTGGCACGGCGACGGACGCTGACCTTTTTCTTTTTCCCGAAATTCAGATCAAGCCAGTACGCACGAACGCCGGTATAAGCGTCACGATCAGCAACCCGGAAGCGGTGCCGGTCGCCACTGCTGCGCGTGATGGCGATCGACGGAATAGCCTTCCCTGATGCAGTGAAACCACCACCCGGCACGATAAACAGCAGACTGCCATTTTTTACCGTGGCTATTGCCCCTAACATTTCCGCCATTCTGGTCAGAAATGACATATCGCTTTCCTGAGTCTGATCAGCGTGGTCAATTTCAACATCCATCAGCAGATCGCTAATTTGTGCCTTCATGCCGTAACGCTGTGCGATGGCGGACACAACCCGCTCAACGGTTACATCATGCCAAGACACTTCCCGCTTCACGTTAAACTCTTCTCTGAAATCTGCACTTCTGGCAGTCACGGTAATACGATCTGGCGGCCCGTCATGCGCCACTTCGTCTACCGTGTAAACGCCCTTGTAAACCAACGCTTCACCCATCCACCCCAGCCAGAAAGACAACTCCGCGCCACGCGGCGGAAGGGCAACGCCTCCATCAGCATCATCCAGCTCTAATGTCAGTTGATCGGCCTCGAATCCTCGGTTGTCTGTCAGGCTGATGGATAGCACACGATCCGATAATTCTTTTAGTACCGTCTTACCCTGCTTGATGCTGAACGCCGGACTTTTTAACGCATCGGTAAGCATGTCATCGACTCCGCCAGCCGCACCCGAAATCATGCTGCTTATCACTGAAACACTCATATACCCTCCCGTTTTGTTGAATAATTCCACGCGGGCGCGCGAGGGAGAATTCATTTTAGTTGTCAGAGAGATAGGACAACCAGAAAGGGGTGAAGCCGTTACGTCAATCAGCAATCATGGTGGCGAACTCAACAAAACGTAATGGTGACAAACATGTCTGAGACACGTTTTCACGGTGCTCGCACCAAAGAAGAAACCGACATCACGAAGGTAATTAACGACATTGACTCCAGCGTCATTGGCGTGATTGTCGTCGCTGATGACGCAGACGAAGACGCTTTCCCACTTAACATCCCAACGCTTATCACGCGGCCTCAGTCGATGCTCGGCAAGGCAGGGAAAACAGGGACGTTGTACAAAACACTGAAAGCTATTTCAGACCAGGCAAGCGCGAAAATCATTGTTGTTCGTGTCGCCACGGCTAAACCGCCTGAGGAAGGGAAAACAGCGGAAACACAGTCGCAGTTGATTATTGGTGGCTCAGATGCTGACGGCAACTACACCGGCATGTATGCGCTACTGACCGCCGAACAAAAAACGGGATATCGCCCGCGCGTCCTGGCGGTGCCGGAATACGATACCGAAGAAGTAACATCACAGCTTTGTGTGATCGCCAAACAGCTTCGCGCCTTTGTTTATGCGGGCTGTAACGGCTGCAACACACTGGCAGAGGCCCGGCAATATCGCGAAACCTTCGCATCACGCGAACTCATGCTGATCTGGCCTAACTACATCGCCTATAACCAGGTGTCCGGGGCAAATGAAGAGTTTCCCGCCCCAGCTTATGCGGTAGGGCTGCGCGCGTTTATTGACAACCAATACGGCTGGCATCGCTCGCTTTCTAACATCGCCGTCAGTAACGTGCTTGGCATGTCGAAGGACGTTTTCTGGGCACTCCAGGCTGAAGACAGCGACGCCCAGACGCTGAACAACGATGAAATCACCACCATCATCAAGCGTAACGGCTTCCGTTTCTGGGGCAACCGTACCACTGACACCAATGAATTTACTTTCGAGGTGTACACCCGTACGGCGCAAATCCTAGCGGACACCATCGCAGAGGCGCAGTTTGAAACCGTTGACGGGCCACTCACCCCAACCAACGTTAAAGACGTGGTGAGCGCGATTAATAAAAAACTCAGCGCACTGGTCACGGCTGGCAAGCTGCTTGGCGCGGAATGCTGGTTTGACATCGTGGACAACCCGACCGCAAACCTGATTCAGGGAAAAGTGGCGATCCGTTACAAGTACACGCCAGTACCGCCGATGGAAGATTTAACGCTGATCCAGACGTTCACCGATGAATATTTTGAAGGCGCGTTTTCGTCTCTGGGGAGTAACTAAATGGCTATTCCAGCAAAACTACGGCTGTTCACCTGCTTTGTGAACAGCGCGAACAATATCGGCAAAGTGACATCTGTAACCCTGCCAAAACTGACCCGGAAAACAGAAGACTACCAGGGCGGCGGCATGATTGGCTCCGTTGCTGTCGATCTCGGACTGGATAGCGGCGCGCTTGATGCCACGATGGTAGTTGGCGGTCTTGTTCAGACTCTGCTTCTGGAGTACGGCGGCGATCTGGACGGTACGCTTATCCGCTTCACCGGGGAGTATTACACGTCCGGCGAGAGCCTGATCGTTGATGTGGAAATGCGCGGCAAGTTCACTGAAATCGACGGTGGCGAGAGCAAACAGGGTGAAGATACATCCGTGACCTACGCCATTAAAAACACGTACTACAAGCTGTCAATTGACGACAAACCGATCTGGGAAATTGACCTGCTGAACTTTGTGTACAAACGCAACGGCGAAAATATTTACTCTTCCCGCGTGATGTCTGCGCTGGGCATGGGTTAACAACAACTTTAATCGCGGCATCAATTCGATGCCGCCAGGAGAATAAAACGATGACCGAAAAAAACACCGTAACCCTGACCCGCCCGATCACCCGCGACGGCAACGAGATCAAAACCATCACGATCACTGACGAAGTGAAACAGGCTGGCACCCTGCGCGGCCTTCGCCTAGTGAACGTCATGAATATGGACGTGGACAGCATCAGCACCCTGTTAACCCGCTGCACATCCCCACGCCTGAAGCTCAAAGAAATCAGCGAAATGGAAACGTCTGACTTTGTTGAACTTTGCGAGGCGTTAACGCCTTTTTTAGCACCGAAGGAGCCTGGCACGAAGAGCGAGACGGAGACGGAGAGCGAGTAATCGCCCCCCACTTTGACCTGATCGATGATCTGGTTGCTGACATTGCAGTTATTTTCAACTGGCCGCCCTCAGAGGTTTTCACTATGTCCCTGAGTGAGGTGATAGCCTGGCGTGAACGGGCGGCTATCCGAAGCGGAAACAGTGAAGATGAAAGACCTTAATATTCGCGTTGCCTTCAGTGCGATTGATAAGTTAACCCGCCCGGTAAATGCCGCCCGCAACTCAGTGGGCGGCTTATCTGAATCCCTCAAAAAAACACAGTCTTCTATCAAGGATCTGGAAACGCAATCCCAGGCATTCAATCGCCTGAATGAGCGCGTTAAAAAGACATCCCAGCAACTCGCCACAACACAGCGCGCCTTTGATGGCCTGAATAAAGCCCAGAAGAACGGCACCGCTCTGACCGACGCACAGCGCGAGCGCATGACGGCACTGGCGGCAAAACTTGATCGCCTGAATGCCAGCCGGTCACAGGAAACCGCAAAACTCCAGCAAGCGTCCCAGGCACTGCGCGCGCACGGCGTCTCGCTGGCTGGCGGTGATCGCACAATTCAAAGCGCCATCAGGCGCACAGAGCAATACAACCAGACGCTTGAGAGAGAACGGCGACAACTTGCCGCCGTGACCAATGCGCGCACCCGTTACGACCGACTGAGCGCCACAGCGGGCAAATTACGCACCGGTGGCGCTATGGCAGTTGGCGCAAGCGCGGGGGCGGGTTACGCCGCCGGACGCTTCCTGGCTCCTGCTGTTGGTTTTGATGAGGAAATGTCACGCGTAGGCGCACTGACCCGCCTGGACAAAGGTGATGAACAATTTGCCGCCCTGCGCGCCCAGGCCAAAAAACTTGGCGCGGAAACCGCATTCACCACGCGAGACGCCGCCAGCGGGCAAGCCTTCTTAGCAATGGCGGGCTTTACCCCACAATCAATTCAGGCCGCATTGCCTGGCGTTCTGAATATGGCGCTAGCCGGTGGTATGGATCTGGGTGAGTCCGCCGACATCGGCTCAAATATCCTGACGCAATTCAAACTGTCTTCAGATCAGATGGACAGGGTTGGCGATACGTTGACCGCTGCGTTTACCCGAACCAATACCGACCTGCGCGCTCTGGGTGACACAATGAAATACGCGGGGCCGGTGGCGGCAAATCTGGGCATCAGCCTGGAAGAAGCATCCGCAATGGCGGGTATGCTCGCCAATAACGGTCTGCGCGGCAGTGACGCGGGTACAGCTATGCGTTCCAGCCTTTCCCGACTCGCATCACCGCCAAAAGCCGCCGCATCTGCATTGCAGGAATTAGGCGTTGCCGTCGCTGATGCCAACGGGAAAATGCGCCCGATGGAAACGGTACTGCTAGACCTTTACAAAGCCACGCAGAAATACGGGCAAGTTGATCAGGTATCGTTCTTCAAAAATATCGCCGGTGAAGAGGCTTTTGTAGGCCTTCAGACATTGGTACAGGCGGCAGGCTCTGGAGAACTACAAAAGCTCACCAAAGAACTTCAGGGCGCTGCCGGTGAATCCGCCGCCGTCGCAAAAAAAATGGCGGACAACCTGGGCGGGGATCTAAAAGAACTCGATAGCGCCTGGGAAGCATTCCGCATCCAGATTGAAGAACTGGCAGACGGCGCGCTGCGAAACCTTACCCAGATACTAACCGGCACGATCGGCGCGATGACGGAATGGGCGAATAAGAATCCGCTGCTATCAAAAACCCTTCTGGTCGTTGGCGGCAGCGCGCTGGCCCTAACAGCCGCGATTGGTGCAACGTCTCTGGCTATTGGCTTACTTCTTGGCCCGCTGGCAAAACTGCAACTCGGCTTTACCCTGCTGACAAGTTCCGGCAGTGCTGGCGGTGCGCTATCGCTGTTCAGTCGCCTGGGTGGTGCCATTACCGGGCCGCTTGGCAGCGCGCGGGCCTGGGGGCCAATTCTGGGCGGAATAGCGGGAAGCACCGGGAAACTTACCGGCATTCTTGCGCCGTTACGCGGAATGATGATGGGTGCGTTTATGTCGCCAGGGGCGGCGATTGGCGGGCTAACTAAGAGCATTGGCGGCCTTCTCCTCAGATTGTCCGGCATCCCCACTATCATGAGCATTGCCACAGCCGCCATTTCCGCTCTCGGCGGTGTGCTGTCGTTTATTCTGAGTCCGATCGGGCTGATTGGCGCAGCATTTATCGCGGTAGGCCTACTGGTCTGGAAATACTGGGAGCCGATCAAAGCCTTCTTTGCGGGCTTCTTTGCCGGTGTGATGCAGTCGCTTACGCCGTTCCGGGATGCCTTCGCCGGACTAGCCCCCATCTTTGATGTGATCTCGAATGCCGTTTCCAAGTTGTGGCAATGGTTCAGCGACCTGCTTTCACCGATGACGACCAGCAAAGAGACGCTGGATAAATGCGCCAGCGCTGGGGAGACATTCGGCAAGGTGTTTGGCCTGGCAATTCAGGGGCTAATGTTACCCCTGACCGGGCTGGCTAACATGGTTGGCTGGATACTTGAAAAGCTGGGGCTGATTCCGTCCGGGATTGAAGCGGCAAAGGCAAAAGCGGACAAAGTACAGAAGGAATTAACACCGGCAGGTTTGGCTATGCTGCAAGATAAAGTTAGTGCGCTAACAGGCGATGTGAAGGCGGCAACCACTCCGCCTATTGCGCCGCCATCGCCAGTCATTGCCGCCGATACGGGAACACAACGACGCCTACAAAACATCGCTGATAACACCGGCGGGATGTTGGATGAAACTAAAAAGCAACGGATCGGCCCCGGCGATATCGTGTTTAAGAATTTGCCGCGCGCATTAGCCGTCCACGGCGCATGGCAAGAAGCACAATCAACACCCGGCGCGAGCCTAGCCCAACTCAGCGGACGACCGGCAATAGCGGCAGCATCAGCGCCAATAAAACCGGCGGCTGAAATACTGGCTATTAGCGGGCAGTCTGGCAAGCAAGCCAGCAGACCGGCGCAAAACACCGCACCTGATGAAATGCATATTCACATTCATATGCACGGCAATTTCAGCAACGACGCCCGCGACATTGCGCGCATGACTGCCGACGCGGTACAGGCTGAATTTAATAAGCGTTACCGCTCGCGTGGCAGCTTCAGCGACAACGAATAGGAGAGCAAAACAATGATGATGGTTTACGGAATGTTCGTCTTTGAGTTAAAAACCGTTCCCCACCAACAGCTACAGCAGTCGAAGACCTGGCGACATGTGAAGAACGAGCGCATAAACCGTTCTGCTAAATGGCAATACATCGGCGCGGGAGACGACCAGATCACGTTATCTGGCGTTCTATATCCAGAAGTGACCGGCGGCAAGGTAAGTCTAACTGTGCTCGATACACAGGCATACACCGGGCGGCCCTGGCCCCTAATTAGCGGCACAGGGCGTATTTATGGCATGTATTCCATTACTCAACTTCAGACCACTGATACTGAATTTGACCAGTATGGGGAGCCTAAAAAAATAGAATTTACCATTACGTTTCAAAGGCAAGATGAAGACCTGCGCGAAAGCCTCCAGTCTTCATCCGTTAGCGATTTACTGAGCAACCTGAACAACACAGCCAACTCAGCAATGAACAGCATCAGCGCCGCCGCCTCTAGCCTGTTTTAAACGGCTCGTCAGTGGTTTTCAACTCCCCGCCCTGGTGCTCACGGTGGCGGGGAATTTTTTATATAACGTCGATATTCCGACATCAAAAAGCAAGGCAACCCGCTGGCGAGTCTCACCGGCAGCAATCAACCGCCCTGCTTGCGCCCACTCCTCATCAGATAGCTTTGGTCGACGCCCACCAATTCGCCCCTGATCCCTGGCGGCCTTCAGGCCCGCTCGCGTTCTTTCAACAATCAATTCACGCTCCATTTCCGCAAGCGCGCCCATGACATGGAAGAAAAAACGCCCCATCGCTGTTGATGTATCAATGCTATCCGTCAGGCTTCTGAAATTCACAGACCGCTGGCGTAACTCCTCCACAAGTACAACTAGGTGTCGCATACTGCGCCCAAGCCGATCCAGCTTCCAGACAACAAGCGTGTCCCCTGGAGAGAGCGTTTTTAATAACCTCTTAAGCCCCGGCCTCTCTGACGTTTTGCCGCTTATTTTATCCTCAAATATCAGCTTACATCCTGAGCGCTCCAGCGCGTCACGCTGTAATGCCGTGTTTTGGTCATTTGTTGATACGCGTACATAGCCAACCTGCATCTGGTTTCCCCCATGCAAAAGCCGGAATGATGCCAGCCAAGCGGGGAAAAGGCATTTTCTTAAACGTTGGTCTGGGAGAATTGCCGGATTCGTTCGGTAATGCAGCTTCAAAAAACGTAGGCACAACGGCGGGAACGGTAGCGGCGGGGGATGATTCTCGAATCGTTAACGCTGTTCAGCCATCTAACCCGGGGTTGTGTACTGCCTGGGTTAACTTCAACGGCAATAACCCAGCAACAATTAGAAGCTCGTTTAACGTGAGTTCAGTTACGCGGTTAAGCACTGGCAAGTACCAGATTATTTTCGGAACACCAATGGAAAATCCGGACTACGCGGTATCACTTACCATCGGTGATGGGGCAACAAGCGGAACCGCTGCACCGATAGTGGCTATCAGTGGCTCATCAACAACAGGTGACCCGGTTAAAAAGGATACTGGTGGTATTAATATCACGACGCGTGGAAGTGGTGGCGTGTATGAGTGCAGTGAAGTTAACGCCATTTTTTTTGGGGGTAAATAATGTCTCAGGTTATCGTTTTTGAGTATGAAGGCGGGGCGGCAGTGATGGCAGTAGCTAACAATATCGGCCTGACTATTCTGCAAATCGGGCAAAAGGATGTGGCTGCTGGTCTGCCGTTCTGGATTGTCGATGCATCGACCATTACAGACGATTATGTTATCGACCCCGAGGTATTGGGTGAACCATCGGGGTACGGTGGAACTTATCAGCCTACGCCACCGGAGATGTAGGCCATTCGATATCGGGTGCCTTGCTGGTATCTATGCGCATCAGCAGTACCCGATATTTCTTCCATTCAGCCAGCAGCGCAGTTTCTTCGTCAGTAGCAATACCAGCATCCACCGCATCCTGCAGCCAGGAAATTTCAGCATCTGCAACAGCTCGCAGTGAGTTTTTCTTTTGCACTGCTGCTGCTACATCAGCTGCGTGTTGAGCATCTGCATCAGTCACCCAATCAGAACCATTCCATTTGTCGTAGGGTGTCGCTGGAGCTATGAGAGTATAGGCATCATCAAGGGGGCCAAGCGTGCGAACGGTTTCTGTCGAGCGGTCGCTTTTCTTATAGGCCGTTTTACCACGCAGGTCTTCAACCTGAGCCCATGCTGAGCCGTCCCAGCATACCGCATACCCGTCGTCAGCAATTGGCGCAAGCGTCATCGTTGAAAAGCCGGGAATACCCGTACCAACAAGGATACGCACGTCATACGTGGCAATATGCTCACCAGTACCAGGCTCAAAGCCGCTCACCATCACGGTATGCGTTTCTGTGGCGTTCCCGTTTACATCGAAAAGCTCTGTCATTATTTCGCCCTCACAATCATATTCCACGCCACGTTCTTAACACGAACTTCAGTAATCGCCTGGTACTCCTTGCTGCTTATAGATGCATCCAGCACGATGCTAATCACACCACTGTCTGTACCAGATTTTGCAGTTGAAGATACACCACCCGGAGTCCAACCCAATGCTGCCCCCGAACTCCCAGCGCCAAGAATCCCCACCACGTTCTGTACTGTACCTGTAAGATTTGGTGCACCACTGCTCTGAGCTGACATCAATGCGCGACCAGTATCAACGCCGCGTCCGTTATCCCATCCCCGAGCAACATATGCTCGCATATCAGCAGGCAATACGTTTGTAGGATGAAGTTGAGACAATAGCGGGTATTTAACCGGGTCGAAGGACTGAGCCATATACGGGATATACTCCTGTCCCATATCAGGCCAGATTTCATGTGGCATTTTCTGAAGCGGCCATTCGATTAACTGCCCAATTAGTGGTGCTCCATACTTCGTGTTTCCCAAACCAAGGTTTTTGAGAACCTCACCAACCAACCCGGCATCTGCCAATTCTTTTAGCGCATTTTCAATCAACGGGTATTGGCTATGCGGATTCTCAGCGGCGACATGCTTTTTCATCACGTTATCAGCGTAGGTTTTCACCTCGATAACGGCACTATCAACATATTGACGGGTTGCCAGAACAATAGACGGATCAACCTTCAGGGTAACTGCATCCGTGCTCGATACCGTGAGCATCATCCTGATAACCTGCGTCCGGCCCGAACCTTCCGCTGTTGTCGCTTTATAGGTTTCTGGGCAATTAGCCACAGCAATCAAAATGCCATCAGCGTCAAAGAGTCCGATCTCCCGAATCCACCACCCACCAACAGATTCAGGAATAATTTGTTCTGCAATAATCTGGCTGTCGTTTTTCTCATCCACTGACAGCGAATTAAGCTGGGCGCGGCGTACTTCGTTAACCAGCTTTGTCTGTGCCTGGTTCGGTGTGGGCGATACGCCACCGCCGTCACCCACTGCGAGCGACGTTATTTCTAACTTCTCACCCAGCGCCGCCATATTTGATAATTTTGCTGCCCCCTGATTAGTCAGCAGGGCAAAGAATTTAGCCGCCATTTGTTACCTCTAACGTATCAATAATATGAATCGCACCCCCAGAAAAATACCCGCCACTGACTTCTACGGCCTCAGGCATATAGGGGTAAATAGTCATCACGTCACCGCTATAACACCCAGCATGGGCGTACACTTCCCCCTTGGCTTGCATACTGATTGCAAGGCCGGTCAGGTGGCGTGAGCATGGTTTTGCATCAGCGATCAGGCGCTCAAGCTCGAGATAGGTTTCTTCTGTAATCCCTGAGTCAGAAACACCAATTTCAAGTTGAAACGTTCCCCGCTCGCCTCCGTTCTGCCACCATTCAACGACCTTTATCAGGAAGCCGAACGGCTCAACTACACGGCGCAGCGCCGCAATGGTTCCCTTTTGCCGGTGGACCAGCCAGGCGGATTTAATCACCTGTCGCTTTGTCTGTTCTGACCAGCCTTTATCCCAGCGATCAACCGATAACGCCCAGGCCAGATAGGGGAGTAAAGCAACCGGGCATTCATCAGGATTCCACAGCGTTTTCAGGTCTACAGGTAAATCACTCACACGCCAGGTTGCAGCCTCGGCACCGCGCATAAAATCACTGGCAGATGGTGGCAACAGGCTGTTATTCATCGGTGCCACCTCGCGCAATAGTTACTGAAGCACAGCGCGCTGCCTGGGTATCGCTGATAATCAGCCTTTCCGGGAAATCCAGCTCCACACGCTGTACACCCTGGACGTGTAGCGCTGCGAGGATTGCCGACCTTGCAACATCAAGCCCGATCCGCCACTGGCTTTTGAGCCACTTTTGCAACGACGCCTCAGCAGCAATAGCAATGGGTTCTGATTCAGGCCCAGGGTAAAAATAGAGCGTGGCGTTAATATCAAAATTGATAATCTCCGCGCTCTGTACTGTCAGCCGATCACCAACAGGGCGGACGCTTTCACCTGATAACTTTGCGTAAACCGTTGCGATCAATTCATCTGAAGCCGTTCCGTCTCCCTCAGTGGAAAGCACCGACACAACAACCTCAGCCGGTGCCGGACTTGACGCCTTAACATCAGCCACTTTCCCTGACGCGCTTTTAGCGAAATACTCATAAGCGCCGGTAGGCCCGGCAACACTCAACCCGTCAAATGCAGATTGCGCGCGCAAACGTAGCGCGGCGTCACTTTCCATTACCGCATCAGTGGTGTCAGTCTCTTCAACCACCGTCAGGCGTTCTGTGTCGTTATTTGCCGCCAGGTTATCCAGATCAGCGCCAGTGGCATGACTTAACATGCAAGCTGCAGCACCGTCGTTAATGACCTGTCGCAACATCAATTCACGATAGGCAACCACCTGGGCGATCACGTTCAGTGGTTCTGATTCCAGGGCCATAGCCGCTGCTATTGCCGGTTGTTTTTCTTCCGGGTATGCAGCAATGATCATCGCCATCACCTCACTCAGAATGGATTCATAGTCCAGCGACGCGATAATCTCCGGCGGCGGAAGCTCTGATAAATCAACTGTCGCCATTGCTTGACTCCTTCACCTTCACTGCACCGCTTACCGGCTGCATTGTCGTGGTAACTAATCCGCTTAACTCAACCGTTACGGCCCCGGCGTTTGAATACGTAATATCGACCTGGTTCAATGCGATCCGCGGCTCCCATTGCGTCAGCGCAATCACCGTGGCACTCATTAGCTGAAGGCGTGTTGTTTCGTTTTTAGGGGCGTCCAGCAAGTCAGGTAACAAGCTGCCATACGTACGACGCATCACGCGCGACCCCAGCGGCGTCAGCAAGACATCTTTCACGGATTGCCACAGGTGATCGCTATCTGAAACCGTCCCTGTGCCGCCTTGGTTCATGCCTGTATATTTCGCTGTCACTATTTAACGCCCTCCGTCCATCCGTCGCCGCGCTGCACCTTGCCGTGGTCATGGTCATCAACTTGAACATCGTTTGACGTCAGCGCGCCGCCGCTGTGGGTTACGTCGCCGGTCATCTCGCCGCCCTCGGTGAAATTAAAGGTTTTAGCCTTCAGATGATTGGTGCATTCCACCTCTGGCGCATCAAGCGTGATTTTTGTCGCTGCCTGAATAGTGGCGGTTTTCATGCCGCCGGCACTCAGCGCGCTCGCCTCCGCGTCATAGCTAAACTTGGCCCCATCTGGCGCAGTGATCACCATCTGCATCAGGCTACTGGCGGGGGCGTCGTTTTCACTGCTGTACAGGCTGCCCAACAAAACAGCGGTTTCCGGGTTGCCGCCAATACATCCCAGCAAAACCTGTTCACCCAGCGATGGCGGACACCAGACCTTAAAAGCACCGGCGCGCATCGTCGTCCAGCGAAGCCAGGTTGTCTGCAAATCATCGCTCTGCACCCGCACACTCTTACCGTCTTTCGATATGGCTGAAACCACACCCACGCGGAGCACGTTAGACAGGAGGCGCAACAGTTCAGCACTCATGCCCCGGCACTCCCCAGACTGTTAATCACCGCGCTACGGATCAGCGCTTCATCTGCCTTTGAGATACCCAGCAGGACACGCGGCGTATACTTCGCGAACGCCCCCGGCCCCACCTGCTCGCGCAACCCGTACTGATGAATACGCGCGATACGCGCCGCCATACCGCTGTAACCCACCTCGGCCCCCTCACTGGATGCCTTCATTTTCATAAAGCGGGCGGTTCTCAGCTTCACAAACATTGGAGCCTTGACCACTTTTGGGCGCTGGCCCGCGCGGGTATTAATTTCCGTATAGCGCTCAATATCAGCGCGGTAGAACGTGCGGATCTCGTTTCGGTCCTCATCAAATCCGGTAATAGTCCGCCCGTACTTACCGCGCCCGCTGTGCCAGTTCTTCAGACGCCTCAACTGCCCTTCCCAGATAAAGGCGATCCCCTGCTGGGTACGCAACGTTTTACGGCGGCGTGACGGGTACTGGCTTCCATCCGGGTTGCGCTGTGCGCGTATGCGCTGCTGCTGGCTAATCCGTAAGACCTTACCCACGGCGCGCGCCGTTTTGGCCCGCCCGCTGGATGACGCCCCCGCCAGGATGTCTGCGAAATACTGATCCAGCGCGTGAACATCACCGGCATTCATTGGCTATTACTCCCCGGCTCACCAAACCTCGCGCCCCACTCATGCATCATGCGGGGGCGTGGCTCTGGCTTATGCTCAGCAGTCAGCTTTCCGGCCCCGTCACGCGACACGATCACGCGCTCGTTAATGGGTAATTCGAAAAACAGATCGGCGGTGTCGTCGTTATTGATTGCGGTTGTGAACTTAATTTCTTTGTTCTTCTCCGGGTTCAACAACAGTTGAGGCTGTTCCTGCCATAGCCAGGCCATCAGCGGCAACGTGAAATCATCCAGATCACCGGCAAAATTCATCACAAAGAGGCACAGCGTGTAGGAATAAACAAAATCAGCCGTTTCGCCGGTCGTCTCAACACGCCCTGATTCAATGAAAACGCTGAATGCTTCAGGGTTAGCCTTACACCACTGATTAGCGCCGGTGAGCGCTTGACGTAATGAGTTAATTTTCAGCATGTTGTTCTGCTCCTTGCTGGCGCGCCAGGCGCAACAGATTTAGCGCCCGGATATCACTTTTATCTGCATTACAGGTATCAAGCGCGTCATGTAACTGATCCGCCCAAATCGCAATACCACCCCATGTCACCGGCGCTTTCAGCACCGGGGCTGGCGTTTCATCAGTTAGGCTTTCGGGTATCGGTTCGTGAATCAACCGCGTTTGAACTTTGATTTTTTCTGAGCAACCCATCACTGACAGCAACAGGAGCAAGAGCACCGGCACACGAATCATCACGCATCCCCTTAGTTATCTTTTCGCGGCGTTGTTCGCCTTCAGCATTACGGGCCTGTTCGGTCTTCCTTGCCTCAGCCAGCACCGCGCGCGCGTCAGCAGACAGATCGCGCATTTCGCCTATCACCGCTTCACTTTCATCAAACATGCGCTGTAACTTCTGTTCGTTGTCATCAGCCACGCCGCTTGTATATCCCCGGTAATACCCGGAGCCGTAAACAAGAGCGGTCAGCACCAAAATCCATAAAGTTGATTTCATTGCGCCCCCAAATCCTTCCGGCACCATGCCTGAAAATCAGTGCGTCGATTCACCAGACCTTGAGAGCGTTTACCGGCGCTGTTCACAAAGTCAGTTAAGCGGTCACATACCCCGCCCCAGTTGTGAGCCTGGGCGTTTTTCCAGATCGTTGTCCTCTGCTTGCGGCCTTGTTTATCGGTGAACCACATCAGGCCCGCACAGCCCACATTCAGCCCACCATCAACCATGCTTTCGAACACGCTTTGCGGCATCGCTTCACCGTTGAAATTCTGGTTTATGCAGCGCTCTGAATGCTGCATGTCGTTAATCCACCGGCGCGCGACTTCAGCGTTGCTGTACTCCCTATTTTGTACTTTGCCGGTGGAGCCGATCCCCACGGTCAACACCCCGGCAGTACAGTAATAAGGCGTGTTGCGGCAGTCTTCCCAGGAGGCTGTTTTTTGCTGTGCCTCCGGCGACGTTCTCAGCGCATCAGGCGACATCGACAAGCCAAGGGCAACGATCACGGCGATAGAACAACGCTTAATAACCGTCTTCATCATCACCCGCCTGGAATTGCGCCAGCCTCACCCGCTCAAAATCGGTCAATCCCCGGCGTTCGGCCTGATCAAGAATCTTTTCAATCAGCGAGTTTCGGCGCTCCTGTGCCTTCTCCACCCGCGCGCGATGCACCCAGGCGCGCCAGCCGGACAGGACACCCAAAACCAGACCGGCAACCCCTAGCTTTTCATTCCACGTCATCACACCAACACCAACGCTGATGGATGAAGAAACCCAAGTGATCCAGTCCCATAGCCGGTGAAACGAATTCAACTCCATAACTGCACCATTTCCTGTGCGGGCTGGGTATCAATGTCCGGCATTTCAACCACCTGCCCTGCGTTTAAAAAAACCTGCCCACTCAGCCCCGGATTGGCGGTTAATACCTGCTCTGTAACGCCTTTGGTTTTTCCGTAGTGCCGGTGGCATAGCTGATCCAGCGTGTCACCCTGTAGCGCTGTGACCTTCATCAACACAACTCCGCATAAACGCGCGGCTTGCGCTGAATATCTGCGATAGCCCATCGAGCATCACGCCAGAGATCTTCCCGTTGTAAATCCAGCGCGGCGGCGTCTTTGTCACCTTTTGGCGTGGTATCAACATCCCTGTACCCCTCAATCACCAGGGCGCGAGCAATGGAATAAACCGCACGGTGATAGCGTGATACTTTGACGCTCTCGCCGTTTACCTCTGCGGCTGGCACGTTCCGCAACGCTTCATAGCCCAACACCTGCTGGTTTACCTGCCACTCTTCAAGCTGCTCGATGACGTGTCCCACGGCCTCAGTAGTGACGTGCATCAGGCGCGAAGTGGTGACACCGCCGGTGATGCGCGCGGCAAGGCGTAAGTCTTTCAGGCTAATGACAGGCCAGAAACTACCCGCTGTTACGGTTGAACTACCGTCATCAACGTCAGTAACGTCACTGCTGGCCGGAAACGGCGTTTTTGCAGCTACTAGGCTACTCATGAGCAATCCTTAAAAAGTCAGGAGGTGGACACGCGGTGAAAAGACCAGTTACGGGCAGATCTCCGCGTGTGCCTCCTGTCGGTCGGGGCCGAAGTCGTTAAGATTCTTTTTTGGCTTTTGCCGTTTTACGCGGTGCGCGGGCTGCTGCCGGTTTCGCGGCCTGAGTAGCGCGCGGCTTTCTGGCTGCTTTTTTCTCAGTGGCGACCGGCACAGGTTCCGGTTGTGCTGTTGCTTCCGGTTGCGGCGCTGCCAGCTTTTTCAGTTCGCGTGAAATAGACTGCATTTCACGTTTCACGCCCGCTGCGGGATTTAGTTCTGTCGCACGACGAAGCAGTTTTAACGCCTCGCCTTTTGTCTCATTGTCAGCCGTGCCACGGCGTGAGAAGGCGCGGGCCTTGCAGAGTTTGGATTGCACTTCATCCGGCATATCAGCCCCGGAAACAATTTCCGCCAGGTCATCCAGCACGGTGATATAACCTGACATATCCGCTTCAGCGTCAGTCGTCGCGACGTTCAGCGCCTGATTGCTGATTTCTTCAGCCAGCATCACCGGCGCGGTACGTTTGAAGTCGTCACGCATAGACAGACCATGCTTCACCACATAACGCCCAATATTTAGCGCTTGCGGATAGTCCTGGCAGTCAATCGCCCACAACATCATCGTCGTGATCACTTCATCCTGCCGCCCGCTGTCGCCTTCCAGAGTTCCATCAATCCAGCCCTGATAATTAGGCAACATGTCACGCTTCATCACAGCTTTTGTTTCAGTAGACTGCACCGCCTTAAGAGAGGCCTGATCGAGGCGTAGACGATGCAAAATTTGCTCATGCGCGGTACGTACAACGCTATGTTGTGCGGCGCTGTCTCCGCGTCGATCAGCCATCACTTTCTGAAAGTGTTTTTGCGCTGGGGTTAGCATTTGTGTCTCCTGGTGGCGGGCGCAAAAGCGCCCGCAATTTCAGTTATGCGCCCGCGTTCTCTTCAGATTCTGCGGATTGCGTTTCCGGGGCAGCCTCGGCAAAGGTGATCCCGTCAATGAATGCACATTTGCCGTAGTCCTCTACAACGAAGTCATCGTTTGATGACTGGTAGTTAGCCACGCGGTTATATTCCGGCTCTTCTTTGATGGTTCGACGCAATGCACCTAACTGGTAATAAACAGAGAGGTTTTTCAGCGACGTGATCAGCACACAGTCATCAGGCATGTACGGCGCGAAGACAACCGGCAGACCGCCAACTTTTTCACTGGACACAATCAACTGAGCCGCGATCAGTTCGCTGTTCGGGTTGGTCTGGCTCAGCGCGTTCAGTTTCGGGAAATAACTACTGGTCAGCAGGTCAGAAGACAGGATCACAACCAGATCAGGCGCTTTGCGGTGCCATGAATCCAGCAGCGTGTTTTTGGCGTCAAACACAGCCGCGTCGAGGTTGCCATAAGTGCCTTTGGCGACAATTTTGTTATCTTCATCACGCGCAGTCAGTGTGACCTTACTGATAATGCGGTGCGGGGCATCGTTACGGATTTTCTGAAGCCAGCCAACGCCGCAATCCTGCAACAGTGGATTGGTTGCACGGTTAGACACATCCGCGTAAGACGTACCGTTAAAACCAATCATGATGCGGTCTAGCGCAATCTGGCGGGCGTTTGCTTCGCTGATCAGTGACTGGAAATTAGGCTGCATAGACCAGGCGTCTAACTGCGAATAACTCACAGCAGAGTCATAGTTGGTTTTACGGCAACGGTAGTCGCTCGACTCCTTAGAGTGATTGTCTGCTGGGTTGCGGCGGGCCGAACCATCGCTGCTGTTATTGGTACTGGCGATCGGGCCTTTGCTACCGATCAGGATTTTCTGGCCTTCCTGTGCCTTTACCGGAAAGACGTTAATTTTCTTCAGAAAATCATCACTTTCCATTGATGCCTTTTCCATGCGCTGTTGCACGGACGGCTCAACGCTGAAGGACTTGGCGACATCATCTGAACGAACGCCACTTAGATTGGCCTGACGATCGATATAGCCGTTAAAAAGTACGCGGGTACTGTTTTCCATGTGTTTTATTCTCGCTTGCGTGGTTAGTAATCGGCCTGTTCGACGCCGGTGTTACCGCCCTGTGCGGGCTGGCGGCTGAAGGTACTGGCATCCTGTTTAGCCAGCGTGGTTTTCAGGTCGCTCAGCTCACTGGTCAGCTTCTGAATCTCCTTGGCGTCATCTGCGCGCTGGCTACTCAGTTCCACTACCTGATCGATAAGGCCAGCCTGAGACGTGGCAACACCTTCAACCACTTCGCGCACCTGGCTGAATTGCTCGCTTTCGGTCTTATGGTTTTTGGTCAGAATGCCCATTACACGGCTAAACCACTGCTTACCTTCATCACCGCGCTGTTCCGCCAGTTCGATAACATCCGCTTCGATGACATCGGTAATCATTGGCGCTTCGCCCTGTTGGTTATTAAATTTCATAACCTGAGCGCGCTGCTCGGCGGTGAATTTCAGACGGTCAGTTCCGAGGCTTGCAGGTGTATCAGTCATCGCAATGCCCGCCACGTAAGGCCCACCGTTTAAGGCGAAACGCGGATAAAGCTCAATGCTGGTATGCACTTTCTTACCTTCATCAGTGAGCTTCTTCATTCGCTCTGAAGGTTCAATTTCGGCATAAAGGGCAACACGCCCTGTCAACGGCCCCTCTTTAATGTCTTCAGCGCTCATTGATACCACTTCACCCATAGCGCTAAATTCGCTACTCGGAAGCGGTGACAAATAGTGCTCCATGTTCACTGGCGCTTTGTAGACGCTGGGGCTGTAGTTCGCCGCTGCGTCCTTCAGGTGCTGCCCGCTAATTTCGCGACCATCAACGGTCGTCCCTGAGACGGCAACACGGAATTTCTTCCGGGTAGGCTTGCTGGTTTCACTCATGTTATTTCCTGCCGGTTGGTTTCTGTTTTTCCATGATGTCAGTTGCTAAGTCATTGTCTCAACGCGTTTTAGTTGTCAGAGACGGCCCACAACCCAAACAGCGGGAACGGCCCACGCGCGCGGGTTAATCTCTCCATCGAAACGAGAGGACACCGCATGATCCAGGACGCATTTGTAAGACAGAGAGCAAAGCAGCTTTACTGGCAGGGCTACCCGCCAGCAGAGATTTCACGCCTGATGGGTATCAGTTCAAACACGGTTTATTCGTGGAAGAAGCGCGACGAATGGGACGAGACGCCCGCAATTCAGCGCGTCACACAATCTATTGATGCCCGGTTATGCCAAATCGCGATGAAGCCAACAAAGACGGGCGGCGACCTGAAAGAAATCGACGCGCTCACGCGCCAGGTGAAGAAGCTGGCAGAGGGGCAACCGGCGCAACCGTTCAAGAAGGCGCGCGCGGGCAAGAAGAAAAACCATTTCACCGAAGCGCAGATCGCCGCGCTGCGGGAAAAAATTCAGGACTCATTGGCCTGGCATCAGCAGGGATGGTTTGAACAGCGCCAGCAACGAAACCGCATGATCCTGAAAAGTCGCCAGATTGGCGCAACCTGGTACTTTGCCCGCGAGGCGCTATTACAGGCGCTGCGGGATGACGTTAAGCATGGGTATCAGCGCAACCAGATTTTTCTGTCAGCGTCACGCCGCCAGGCGCACCAGTTCCGGGGCTTCATTCAAAAGATTGCCGAAGAAGTCGACGTAGAACTAAAAGGCGGTGACAAGATTCTTTTGTCGAACGGGGCTGAATTGCATTTTCTCGGCACGTCTGCCGCTACCGCACAGAGCTACACCGGCAACCTGTTTTTTGACGAGTTTTTCTGGGTAGGCAACTTCGCTAACCTCCGCAAGGTAGCTGGCGCAATGGCAACCCTGAAAGGGCTGACGCGTACCTACTTTTCAACGCCATCGAGCGAAAGCCACGAAGCCTACCCCTTCTGGACGGGTAAACGCTGGAATGAGAAGCGGGCCAAATCCAGCCGGGTAGAGTTCGACGCAAGCTGGAAGACGCTTAACAGCGGCCTGTTGTGCCCTGATAAAACCTGGCGGCAGATTGTCACCCTGAAAGACGTGATCGACCACGGCTGGGAGTTCACCGATCTGGAAGAAATCCAGGACGAAAACACGCCGGACGAATACACCAACCTGTACATGTGTGAGTTCGTCAAAGAAGGCGAGGCTGTTTTCTCACTCAATCAGCTACTGATGTGTGGTGCTGACGGTTACGACGACTGGCAGGACTGGAAACCCTACGCCCCCCGCCCGCTGGGTGATCGTGAAGTCTGGATAGGGTACGACGCCAACGGCAGTGGCGGTAACGGTGACAGCGGAGCTGTTTCCGTGGTTGCCCCTCCCCTAGTCAGCGGCGGCAAGTTCCGCACTATCGAGACACGCCAGCTACGCGGGCTTGAATTTGAGGATCAGGCAAAAGTGATTGAAGACCTGACAATGAAATATAACGTTCGTCACATCGCAATTGACGGCACAGGCGGCTTTGGCGAAGCCGTCTGGCTTCTGGTCAAAAAATTCTTCCCGGCTGCGGTCTGCTTCATGATGTCGATATCCTCAAAACGGACTCTCGTACTGAAAATGCAACAAGTGATCCGCGCGGGCCGCTGGGAGTATGACCGCAGTGAACAGGCGTTAGTGTCAGCATTCAACGCCGTCAGAAAAATCACCACACCAGGCGGCATGGTTACTTATGACACTGACCGAGCGCGCGGTGTCAGTCACGGCGACTTAGCCTGGGCAACGATGCTTGCAGTTATCAATGAGCCGATTGGACGCGAGAGCGGCAGCGGCGGTAGTTTTGTCATGGAGTTTTAATGAACACAACAACACATGAAAACGGCCTAACCATGCTTACAGACGGCGCGCCACAGGCTGATATTGGCGAAGCACTAAAGCGCGATCCAGCCCTTAGCGCCTTCACCTTTGATGGGCCATACCAGGTCACTGACGCTTACGACCTGCTCGACAATATGTATTGCGCCGACAACGGCAGATACTACGAAACGCCGGTAGACTGGTACGGGCTTGCGCGCTCATTCGGCAAAGCATCCTGGCACCAGTCAGCGCTGTACTTCAAGCGTAACGCGCTGGCGGGTTGCTTCATCCCACACCCTCTACTGTCTCGCCAGACGTTCTCCGCCCTGGCGCTTGACTGGTTTGTATTTGGTAATTTCTATCTTGAAGAACGTAAAAACCGACTCGGCGGGCGGCTACCGCTCCGCCATTCCCCGGCGAAGTACACCCGGCGCGGCACCGACCTGGACACATACTGGTTTATCAGGCAGTGGAAAGACGAATGCGCTTTTAAAACCGGCTCAGTCTGCCATGTGTTGAACCCTGATATTCATCAGGAGATCTACGGGATGCCGGAGTATATGGGCGCGCTATTGTCAGCCAGCCTGTCACACTCGGCGGATATGTTCCGCAAGATGTATTACGAAAACGGCTCTCATGCCGGATGCATTCTGTATATCGGCACATCACAGGTGGACGACGCGGGCGTAAAAGTCATACAGCAAACGCTGGCTGGAGCCAGGAACAAAGGCGCATTTAAGAACGTCGTGATCCACGCGCCAGGCGGCGGTAAAGACGGGGTACAGCTCATGCCCTTCAGCCAGATATCTGCGAAGGATGAGTTTTTAAATATCAAATCAGCCACGCGTGATGACATCCTTGCTGCTCACCGCGTACCACCACAACTGATGGGCGCGATGCCGGACGGCAACGGCTCATTCGGTGATGTGGAAAAGGCCGCGCGCGTGTTTGCTATCAACGAACTGATGCCAGCAATGGAAGCGCTGAAGCACGTCAATGACTGGCTTGGCGAAGAAGTTATCCGCTTTAAACCTTACGCCCTGCTTGAACCATCCAAATAACAACCCCGCCGTCTATCTGGCGGCGGCCTTCATCGCATATCAACACACGGCGCGCCAGCGCCATTCTAAGCGCCTCATCATCTAAACACATCACTATCCGCATACAACACACAGAATGCAGCAGCGCGCCAGAATTGCGCCAATTTCCCTATATTTGAGGTATACCCCTACCCACCCCGCCGCGCGGGCTTTCCCCCCGTCACCTGCGCGCGACAAACACGCGTCTTTTTGTGCACTTGCAGATCCACCGTCAGCCAGCATAGATCCTTGGGAGATCCACAAATAAAAGGGCTGATTTTTTTGTGCAATTTTGCGCACTATTGTGCATATAAAAAACCCCTCGCATGAGGGGTTCGTTGTAATGAATATTTATGAACGAATTGGAATGGAGGTTTGAGGTTGAATTGGAACCAGTACCTGATTGTAAGCACGTAAAATTTCGTTATACAGGTCTTGGTGCTTCGCTGCCTTCACGGTGATGATAAGAGCGTACTTTATCTTTTCCGCCTTGTGACTCGCTATGCTAGCCCCTGCTTCACGAGCGTTATAGTGAATATCAAACACAGGATTTTTTAAAGTTGATCCCAGCATGTTCTTTGAACTGTGCAGCACAGTTTCCCATTTACCCATATCAGAGCGCCGCTCACTTTCAGTTGAGTATTTGGCTAGCTCAAAAAACCCTTTAGTTTCAGCATTCTGTTTACCATCTTTAACTCTTGAATCATTTGGGCGGAATGTAACCTCAAGACCAGCCTTTGTGTAGGAAGCCGAATCTTGCGGATCTGTTGTTGTGGCATAACAGAAAGTTGCCGTTAAATTTATTTTACCTTTCAAGCCACCTTCAGGAATGGGAAGAGAAGCGCGTAAGTATTTTCCTGGCTTCAATTCACCTTGATAGACAATACGAGCAACACCATCAGGGCTGACAATGATGTCGTTTAAGTCCTCAGGTAGTTTCCCCCAACCCACTTCAGCGCAAGCGTGATCAAGCGGTTTTGATGCATGAATCAATAAAGCTTTTATCGCCAGTTGACTCAAATCACTTCCTAAAATCGCCCTAACACCAACGGCCGCACGCAAAGCGTAAGGAGAAGCAAAACTTGTTCCCCGTTGCGGTGTGATGACAGGTTTTTTACCTTTTCCCAATACATGAAAGTACTCGTCGATATCGCCACCAAACGCAACTAAATCAGGCTTCATCACGCCAGGACTTCTACCCGGCCCAATAGCACTATATGGTGCTCGTTTCCATTCAGTTTCATTAACACTATCGCAAGCCCCAACAGCCAAGGCATTCACGCAATCAGATGGTACTTGAATCCTTGCATTACCTGACTCACGATCCATTTCGCCATTGTTCCCAACAGCAACAGTCATTAGTGTTTCGCCATCACTTAATAAATCATCTATTACAGAGGTCCAAGCGTGAACTTCCGTATCTTCAATTGGTAGATCCGGCCCTAAACTTAAGTTGATAAATTGATACTGACGAGACAACAATACTTCTTCAATGAAGCCCAACGTTCGATATAACTCCAGAGGATCTTCTTGGCAGGTCTTATTATCCAGTACCCTTAAGTTATCAATATAAGAGTATGGCCTTTGCACCTCTGACTTGTTACTAATTGGCCCGAATAAAAAAGCCGAAGATACGGCTAAACCATGCTCTAAACCATCAGGATCATCTTCTGCATGATCGTCCAAAACCCTATAGGATTTTAACCACGGAGATATAGCATGCTCTGATGGTAAACCACCATCAAGAATAGCGACTTTTATTTCTGAAGATACTGGCCCTTCAGTAGGCAATTTACACTGGGCCAATGGCCCAGAAGCCCTTTGTATAGGCCTAATACCACGTAACTTTGGTACAGGTCTAATTACGCGTACAAATGTAAATTTCGCGAGCTTATCAATAGCAATTCGATCTGCCTGAATTGGCACGAACCACAACGTACCTGCGGTAAAAGCTAAAGAGGTATGTACTTTGATGTCCAGAGTTGACGCGAACCGAACAAATTGTTGCTGGATCAAATCTTGTCCATCCTCAGCCAACAGATGTACGCCAACCTCAAAATACGACGTATCCATATCACCTGCGGTAACAATACGCTCTTCAGGCAAATAAGCTTCAAACTTTTCTATACGCGCAAAATCAATCGCTTCATCAGTTAACTCTTTAAGCCCAGACACCCAATGAGGTAACTCTTCGAATGATTCTCTTTTACCCGCAATAAACATCTGTGTTGTTGTAACCTCAGAAACAGCAACTTTGCGTTTCCAGCTTTGCGGCGTAACTCTAACCGTCCTGCTCCCAATTGACGTTAATCCGGTCGATTTCAACATCTTCGCAGGGAAAAAGGATCGCGCAATATAGCTTGGATTGATAGTTACCTTTGCTACTGCATAATCGTCAGGACATGCCCGACTAGGTAACTTAGCAAAACTTTCTATCGTAGATGCAATTTGCGGTAACAAGCGCTGTTTCGATTCATAAAGAGAGTACACCTCAGCTTTTCCTGGGGCTCTTTTTGGACCGGGAATATCATTGGTTAATAACTCGCCGCGTCCAATCAGAAAATTAGTTTTCGCCATACATACCCCTTATCTATGCTACGTTAGTCTTTTTAGAACTATATTTTCTAATTGTATCCCTGCTGACCCCAGTTAAGTCTGATATGGCATGTTGGGATAGTTTAGAATGTCTGTTAAGGTTAACAGCTATTTCAATACGTTCATTCCTTTCTAAATCTGATAGACCATCTTTAATGAAAGATTCAATCAACTCCTCATCTGAAGATATGCCTAAAGCAACTGAGCGGCGGAATTTATTAATAGAACGCTCAATATTACTGAATGATTCATCTTTGAACATGATGACAAGCAAATCTATCCAACGAGCAAAAATGGCATAGTCGGGGCCTAAAAAACGCTTAATAGCCTCTTTAATGCTTTCACTATTTGGTTTCTCAAAATTTAGAACCAAATCAAAACGTCTCCATAATGCCGGATCAATCAACTCAGCAAAGTTAGTTGCAGCAAGCAACAGACTTGAAGAAGGCCATTCATCAACCTCTTGAAGTATCACAGTAACAAGCCTCTTTAATTCTCCTACATCAGAATCATCGCTTCTTTTTTTGGCTATTGAGTCAATTTCATCTAACAGAAGAACACACGGCCCTCTCTTTGCGAAATCAAGAGCCGCACGAAGGTTATTTCCGCTTTTCCCAAGATAACTACTCATTACAGCAGTTAAATCCAGAACATAGAAAGGAACACCTAATTTCTGTGCTAACCAACTTGCCGTAAGCGTTTTACCCACACCTGGTGGGCCAACAAAAATTGCGGAACGTGTTGGTTGTAAGCCAAGGGTCTTAAGACGGTCTATGTGCTTACGTTCAAGAATAATCTGATCCAGTGAGTCTTCTATCTGACTAGAAAGCAATGGCTTACTGGTAATCTTTTCATTTGGTGCTTTCAGTAAAGTTAACCTTGAATCCTCGTCCACAGGCATAACCTGAGACTGAGTCGGTTTTGGCATCGTAGCCTTTCGCAGACCTTGGGCAGGCTTCTGCGGTTTGTTCCGTAAATAAAGATCAAGCTGCTCAGATAGAGCAGGCATAGTTTCCCGATATTTGCGCACCAAGCGAGCGACATACAACCGAACATCATCATACTGTTCAGCTATTACCAGTCTAACTAGCTGGGCTAAATCTGACTGAATACCACTTAAGTCGCCCATCTTAATCGTAACCTCTTAATTTTAAACGAATTATAAAAACAAACAATTGGACTACTTATAGTATTGCACTTTTTCATCGAACAGGAAAGTGGAATACTATATGAAATTACAGTATGCCCTATGAATCACACTTCCCTCGCAGCCTGGCGCCAGCGGCTAATCAATGCCTCTGCCTTGTGCCGTGCCAGCGTCTTGCGCCAGTGCATATCTGTACCGGTCACAATCAATTCACCCGTTAATGGGTTGGCGCGATATTTAGTATCAAGTGCCGTCACCTCTCCCCCTTGAGCCAGCTTCAGGGCCTGAACCGGGTTGATTGAAATTTTTCTTAGCTTCGCCCACCCCATAATTTCCTGGGCCAGGGATTCAACGTCCTCGCTTACCGCGCTTTCTTCCTGGCGAATAGCATGTGCGGCCTTCATATAGCTTTCGGCCCTGGCCCGGTCATAGTCGGTGCAATCACCGGCAGTAATGCTTAAAGCGAGTGCCTCAAACTGATCAGCAGGTGAAACACGCTGATTCGATTTGTGGTTTCTGATGTCTTCCGCAATCTGTTTTCTCTGATCTCGGCTTAATTGACCGATTTCAAATTGCTCTGGCTGCACTTCGTCAGCTGACACAGTCAGATCTGGCGGATTTAAAGGGGGTGGATCTGTATGTTTTTTATACTCGGTACAGTTATTGACACGAGTCCAAGAGGGCGCGGGCGCGCCCTTAAGGTCAAAACCTCGACCGGCGTCGTTGTCTGCTTTCGGCTTCATTTTGACAATGCGGTAAGAATGAAGACGGGTTTCAACTGGAGGAATGGTCGATGCTGGCATGACCACCCCTTTAATAACTCTTTGAAACTCGCCGTAGCTGCTAGGCTCATCCCGGTACTGATACCAGGCGCGCAATATGAGTTTTTTCCGCTCCACGAACGGGCCACCCTGTAAGGTGATGTAGTCCTGCCAGTTCCCCGCATGTGCGGCGCGGTGTAACTCACCGAAAACCGGACTTATACGATCTGCCATTTCCTGATTTTTCAGGCGGCGCAACTCCCGCCAGACAGACACCGGCGCACCACCCAAAAACTGAAACTGACGGATGCCCCAGCATGAAGCCCAGGCGGTAGCGTGTTTTGCTGTTTCCTTCAGCGGGCGTCCGCTTTCATCGTCGCTTTCATTATCCAGCGCATAACCATCAATATTTTTAGATATGTACTTAACGACATAACCAGTCGCACTCCCCAAAGCCGGATCTATCGGCTTAAGTTCAAAGCGCGGTTGCTTTCCGTTCTTACCGGTTAGCTCATCTGCATCTTCACGCGTGGCGTAGTCTTCCATCACTTCCAGCAGTTCGCCGGTATGCTCAGGGGCAGTGAACAGAAGGCCATGCCAATGCGGAGTAGCATCATGATGAGACTCCGCAACGCGAAGGCCAAAAACAGGAATTTCACGGCGCGCAAGCTCCGCGCGGATCAGCTGCCAAACGTGATTAAGGTAATTTTGAGTTCGGCGCGGGCTTGCTCCGTTCCATTTATGGTTGCGATGCCCGAACGCAGTAAAAGCATGATATTTAGACGGCGCGGTTAATGTGAAAAAGCTACCGGCAAAGCCGCTTTCTGTTGCCACCTTCTCAAAGCCGCCAATACGCGTCATCAACTCAACGCGGCGTTTTTCAGGGTTAGAAATGCTTTTATCAATCTGCTCTATCAGCGAAATGCGCTCACCAGTTACCTGATCTTCAAGCTCTAGGCGGCTCATAATTGCGCGGCTACGCTTGCGGCGGGAGTCCCACTGCGTCACGTGGTGCTTGCTGCAATACGGTGAAACATCGCGGCGCACATCGCCATAAGCAATGTGCAAATGCTCACGCCAGCGGCGGGCGTACTTACGCAGAAGGCGTGACCAAAAACGGTCATGAATGGTCTTTTGTATGACTGCCGCCATTTCATCAAGTGGCATCCGGCGCTTTTTCGCCCAAGGCGGCATCAACTTGAAATACGCAACAAGCCTAGAGCCTTCACGCACCATGCGCTTGCTGTATTCAGCATCACTAAACACGCTCGCGTTTTCGCTCACTTCAGCCAAAACAGCATTGGCGTAAATGGCGATGTCCTGTGCTAACAAATCAATATCCTCGTCGGTACTGTCAGCCAGATTATTAAAGCGGCGCGTAAGCTCACGAAGATTTTCAAACGTGTGAAAGAGTGGGTTTAGTTCAGAGAAAATGATCCAGTCATTGTCCACCGGCACTGCATATTGCTTGGTGACGTCTCGGACATGCGGAAGCTCGCGCTTAACGATATCGCGCAATTTTAGTTTTGCGATATGACGCCCTTTGTCCTCATGAACGGTATTAATGTAAGAGGCAATGCGACGACGAATGAAGGTAGGCAACGGCTTGAGGGTATTTTCTACCCACGCGAAAAACTCCTGCTCTTGACCCAATTCATATAGATCAACAGCGGGAGCCTTATCAACGAAGATGGCGGCTTTTGGCTCATTCCAGGCGTAAGCGTACCGGGTTGGCTCATTAGATAAACCCGGCATGTCTGCCATAGAGTGGGCGCGGCGAACTGCAACCATTACACCGCCTTAAATATAAACGTTGTCGCCGGGTTTAATCTCCCGCGCGTCACGTTCGCTGTAAGTGATTAAGTCTGTATTGCTGTAACCGCCCTCGCCCAAAACCTCGACGCGGGTGATCCAGTAATTACGGCGCGGGAGCACATCCAGCACCTTTGTCACTACGACCTCAACGGTATTCATCAGAACGCCTCCAGATCATCAAAAGCACCAGAGGCAACCATTGCTGAATAAGTCGCATCACCCATCACAGCGCCGCAATCAGGGCAACCGCCGCCAGCGCACCCACAGCAATCACAGACACGTAAAGAGCCGATCACCTCGCCAGCTAGGTTGCGAGACTTGGCCCCAACGGAGCGGCGGACATCGAACGACTTAAGGGTGAACGGGTGGTAAATTTGGCGCGTTTCTGGGGTATCGCTGCCGGAAATAACAGAAGGAATTTTTGCGTTGTTGTAGAGGCGTGAAAGCATCGCAACCAGGGCGCGGTGATCTTCATCGGTAAATGGCTTACCGTACGCAGTAAAATTCGCCGTATCGCTGGCTGGCAGGTATGGCGGATCGCAATAAACTACGCATCCTGAATGCCCGATAGATAGAGGAATTGTTTCTCTGAAATCACCATGCAGGAACATAGCGCTTTTATCCCATGCCCTTTTTGCAAAGTGCTGAATTTCAGCAGCGGGGAAAATTGGTTTTTTACGGAAACCAAAAGGCACATTGAATTCATTTTTTAAATTAACGCGATAAACACCGTTGTAGCAGTGGCGATTTAAATAAAGAAATAGCGCTGCATACTCTATTAATGTCTGATTACTGTATTGACGGCGATCATACTTAAATTCACGATTGATAAAGTTAAAGGCATTGCGATAATCATAATATGCATCTTCGCTATTGCCATTTTCAAATAAATCAGCAGCAGCAGACAAAAGCGCCTCTGTATCACGCTTAACTACCGAAAAGAAATTAATCAATGCCGCGTTGCTATCACAGAGAATGTAAGTTTTGTAATCAGTGTTAAGGAATACACTTCCGCTACCCACAAAAGGCTCGACAAGGCATTCACCTTGCGGCAAGGCCTCCAGCACATGAGCCATCGCGCGGGACTTACCGCCCGCCCAGATCAGAGGGGAGTTAACCATTTTTATGCTCCTTGGTTTCTGCGGCCTGTTCTCTGTTGTCGATCCAGTTTTCCAGGCTGCGATAAATTTCATTAGTGGACAGCTTTTCTTTCTTCAGCAGGGTTAATTTGATACGTAACAACCCAAGCAGGTGCGCGCGTTCATTTGTTTGAATTGTCATAATCAACCCCCTGAAAAAAGATAAAGCGAAGCCCCGGCAGAAATGCCGTAAATAAATAGATTCAGATTGCAGTTATTTAATTAGCGCGCGCCGCTATTCCAGTGTTTTTCTAATTCAACACTGAAGGCGTCACAAATAGAGCCACCCGGAAGAATAGAAAATTGAATACCCGTTTCTTTACAGCGCACCTCAAAACCATTTCGCGCAATATCAGAAAGCGCCATACCCTGAACAACATTACGCGATTTGCTGTGCTGATGACTTGGACTATAGCCACTGCGAGACGGTGTGCGGGTTCCGTCCTGCCGTGAGGCGTTTACACTCTGGCGAGCACTCAGAATTGCTGCGGTTGAAGTAGTCATTATCTCCCCCGATGAAGCTGATCAATCGTCTGGCGGGCCTGAGACAGACCGAAGTCTAACCCCAGATAATTACCGCCTTTAGTGATTTGGTAGCGCTGGCGCGAATATGGTTTTTTGCGCGGCAGCTTCACGATGGTGAAGCCGCGATAGATTGCTGTCTTGCTGTTGATTTGGATAAGCATCATCAATCCCTTCGCTTGAGCTATTAGAGGCCCATCCAGAGCAACCAGGCATCGCGCTGTTCTACAGGGCGGTTATAAAACGCCTCGCGCACACCACGATTAAACTCAGGAACAAAAATCAGCTTTTCACCTGCGCGCGCTTTTGGCTTCGATGGATCACGAAACTCAACTACCGGCAGTTTGTTTTTTTCAAGCATGGTTTGTACGGCACTGCGCGGTTTACCCAGCAATTCCGCGAACTTATCAGGATGCACCGCGTCTAGCGGGTACTGAATTACATAGTCATTTGCTTCCATAAAGCCTCCAGTTAGTTGCCGGGTAAAGCCCTGCCCGGCTCAGGGTTTTGTGGTATATTTTTTACGCCCTCAGTTCTTGCCGGAACGGGCGTAACCATCACCACCACAAGGAGTAAATTCATGTCCGATACGGATAAATTTCACGTACCTAGAAAACCCGCCCCCTCTCCAGAAAAAGGCAAAGGCGGCGAAGAAGATGAGGATTAAATAAATATGAACACCCAACCAACTGAGCATCAGAAGCGCTCCGCTTTGATTTTTCGGATATGGAATAGCTATTGGCTTGAGCGTATAGGCGAAATATTCAACCGCCGTATCGACACCGTACTCAACGCCCTTGTACTGATACTTGGCGCATCCGTGTTTGCTAATAGCTCTTTCAGTTGGTTGTTCGGTGGAATCATCGCCATTCTTAGCGGGTGCCGCATTGCCTGGCATTTCGGAGAAAGGGCGGAAGCAGCAAAACAACAGACTAAACGCTACTCCGCTCTTATTGATGATATTAATAAACTGAGTACGGATGAGATTGCCGCGCGTCTCACTATGATTGAGGAATTCGATAGCATTGTAATGGAGTGCATGGATAACCCCGCTCGAAACAAGGCATGTATTTCTCTGGGGATTGAAATTCGGGAGCATCTTAATTTTCCTGAAAAGTTAATTGCTTTGTTAACGGTCGGCATTCCACGCTAAATCATCTACTGCTATATGAGCCGGTTCTGCACCGGCTCACTCATACCGAACAACCCCCACGAACACCCCGCATCCTGAATAGACCTTGCGTAATGCTCCGCCCACCACTCCAGAATCAATGTAAACAACATATCCCTGCATGATTCATCCCCACTTGGTTACATGCTAACCTTGTAAGATCCAGCCGGTTTAAAACGGCTCAGGAGGTTTCCTGAGCGGCTGGACTCACACCCTAAAAGGTTTCCATTGGGGTACCTTTTAGGGCAAATATAGTCTCCATAGGGAAACCTTGTCAAATGAAAACATCGGAAAAGCTCCGGGCAATAAGGAAGGCAGAAGGGCTAACACAGGCAAAATTCTGTGAAATCAGTGGAGTGGCCCTAAGTTCTTTGAAGAACTACGAAGGTGGACACAAGGAACCAGGCTTTCAAATTGTGAAGCAGATCGTCAACGCCCCGCCATTCAAGAAGTACACGCTATGGATTATGACTGACGATACAGCACCAGAAGCCGGGCAGATTTCCCCGGTCGTCGCACACTCTGGGCTAGGCGAAACAAGCTCGTCACCCTCAGGCCGCAAAATTGGTTAACTATTAACCGGGCTTATATTTATTACAAAAGTTGTTTGCTTGTAAGGAAATATAACTTCCGGCATTACAAAGAAGTAAGCAAACACCCCCGGACTATCACTATCAATCCGGGCAAGTTTGAAAGCTCTATTCGGAGGGTCTTATGACAATCAAAAGACTCGATGATGGGCGTTATGAAGTGGATATCAGGCCGCGCGGGCGTGAAGGACGTCGCATCCGCCGGAAATTTGAAAGAAAGGCTGAAGCAGTTGCTTTTGAGCGATACACATTAGCAAACGCTAATCAGAAGGAATGGGCGGGCCAGAGAACAGATCGCAGAACGCTATCTGAATTACTGGATGCCTGGTGGAAGTATCACGGTCAAAACCATGAACACGGTGAGAAGGAATTTAACCACCTTACGAAGACAATCAGCGGCCTCGGTGACATACCCGTTAGCCGCGTAAGCAAACGGCTCTTGATGGACTACCGTTCCATGCGACTTCGTGACGGGATTAAGGCATCAACAATTAACCGTGATATGTACCGTTTTTCCGGCATGTTCACAAAGTTGATTCAGTTGGAAGAATTTTCCGGCGCACATCCAGTACATGGATTGCCGCCACTGGCTGAAGAAAACCCAGAAATGACATTTCTGGAAAAGGAAGAGATCAGCAGCTTGCTAAATGCATTAGCTGGGGATGCAAGATTGATTGCACTTCTGGGAGTCAGTACCGGTGCGCGATGGTCAGAACTGGCAACATTAAAGCCTTCGCAGATCGTCAATTGCCGCGTGACTTTCCTGAAGACCAAAAACGGGAAAAAGCGCACAGTTCCAATTTCTACCGAACTGGAAAAACTGATCAAGAAGGAGGCAAGCGCGAAACTGTTTAAAGTGGACTATGAGAAATTTTGTCTGACTCTGAAGGCGGTAAAACCAGATATACCGCCCAACCAGGCAACGCATATTCTGCGTCATACCTTCGCAAGTCATTTCATGATGAATGGGGGAAACATTATCGCGCTACAGCAGATCTTAGGACATGCCAGCATCCAACAAACGATGGTCTACGCGCATCTATCGCCAGACTATCTGCAAAATGCTGTCTCACTAAATCCGCTTGCCGGTGGCGTATCGCTTTAA